ATGGATGAATATCCAGATACCTATTTAAATGTATATATGTATTTATTCTATATGACATGTCCGGATCCTGATATAAATCCTTTCTTTAATGTTCCTGAGGGAGATAAAGAAGAACTCATATTAGATGAGGTCTTTATGGTAGAATCATTAGAATGTCCAAAAATAAGATATGCATTAGATAAATGTGCTCAGTTATATGAGACTCCAACCTTTAGAGCATATAAGGGTATTAAATCTATGATTGATAAATTAGCTAAGTATATGGAAAATACTCAAATTGAGCATGGTAGAGATGGTAACATTAATTCTCTTGTTAGTGCTGCTAAGAATTTTGATGCAATAAGACAATCATTTAAAGGAGCATATAATGATATGAAAGATGAACAAAAAAGTACAGTCCGTGGCGGTCAGGGATTGGCATATGATCAATTATAAAAACTAATAAAAATGGCACAACAAATTATACCAACAGGAAACAGGATCTTAATCAAGCAATTAGCAGAAAAAGAAACTTACGGTGATACAGGTATTTATATACCGGATGCACAAAAAACTAAAGAAAATAAAGGATACATTGTTGCAATAGGTGATGAGGTAGAGGGAGTAGGAATTGGAGATTTAATTCAATATGGTAAATTTGCAGAACCTGTTGAAATGAATCATGAAGGAGAAAGACATCTCTTAATAAGAAAAGGGGATATTTTAGCAGTTATTATTGATGTATAAAATTGTCCCAACATGGAATAATGGTGTTTGGGAAGAAACGGAGTTTCAAACAATTGAAGACTTCAGAGAATTTATTGATTCAATTTTTAAAGAACCTGGTAAATATAAGTTTAATAATACATCTTTTATATTTAATGAGGAAGCAAGGAGGTTTAATGATGTAGGTTATTACTGTGATGCACCATTCAGGTCAAAAGATTTCAATAAATATTGGGAAGATCAAAAGAATAAATGTAGAACGGGAGTTATATATCATAATAAAGGAGAAACCTGGTATTTAACAAGAGACTATTATATGTGGTTAAACTTTCTTCCCATTTATGATAAGGAAGAAAAAGCATATGGATTTGCAAAAGTAAGAGATGCTCAGTATCATATGGCATTATATGAAATAATGGCTGAGATAAATCATAAACATGTTGCAATACTTAAGAAAAGACAGATAGCATCATCATACTTTCATATGGGTAAACTCTTAAACATGTATTGGTTTGAAGAAGGTGCTGTACTTAAAGTTGGAGCTGCCCTTAAAGATTATATAAATGATAAAGGTTCATGGAAATTCTTAGATGAATATAAGACATTTCTTAATGAACATACTGCATGGTATAGACCTTCTAATCCAGGTAAAGTTCTTTTATGGGAACAAAAGATAGAAGTTAGAATAAATAATAGAAAAACACATAAAGGTCTTATGTCTAAAATTCAAGGAGGTTCATTTGAAAAGAATGCAACAACTGGTGTTGGAGGACCATGTACTTTTTTCTTTCATGAAGAAGCAGGTATTGCTCCTAAGATGGATAAGACTTATGAATATTTACGTCCTGCAATGTCATCAGGTATGTTAACAACTGGAATGTTTATAGCTGCTGGATCAGTTGGAGATCTTAGTCATTGTAAACCTCTAAAAACAATGATACTATATCCAGAAGAAAATGGTATACTTGGTATAGAAACAGATCTTATGGTTAATAAAGGTACTATTGGTATAGCAGGATTATTTATTCCTGAGCAATGGTCTATGCCTCCTTTTATAGATGATTATGGTAATTCTAAAGTAGAAATAGCTTTAAAAGAAATCAAAAAAGAAAGAGTAAAATGGAAGAAAGATCTTGATGGAGAACAATATCAATTAAGAGTATCTCAAAAACCTATAGATATTGCAGAAGCTTTTGCATATAGAAAAGAATCTATCTTTCCACAAGCATATGTTTCTAAACAACTTAGACGTATTGAAGATAAGGAATATTCATATGAACATATTAAACTAGAAAAAGATCATGGTATTATAAAAGCATCTACATCAAACAAACTTCCTATAAATGAATTTCCAGTAAATAAAAAGAGAGAAGATAAAACAGGTGTATTAGTTGTATGGGAAAGACCTATTAAGGATCCTGGATTTGGCACATACTATGCTTCTATTGACCCTGTGTCAGAAGGAAAGACAACTACATCAGACTCTTTATGTAGCATTTTTGTATATAAAAATCCTGTTGAAGTTACAAAAGAAACATTAGAAGGATTAGAAACTTTTATTGAAGGTGATAAGATTGTTGCATCATGGTGTGGTAGATATGATGATATAAATAAAACACATGAGCAACTATGTTTAATTATAGAATGGTATAATGCTTGGACATTAGTTGAGAATAATATATCCTTATTTATTCAATATATGATTTCTAAAAAGAAACAAAAATATCTAGTACCAAGATCACAAATTGTATTTTTAAAAGATTTAGGATCAAATGCAAATGTATTTCAGGAGTATGGATGGAAGAATACAGGTACATTATTTAAAAGTCATCTCATATCATATGCAATAGAATTTCTAAGAGAAGCAATAGATGAAGAGGTAGGAGAAGATGGTACAGTATATAAAACAACATATGGTGTAGAAAGAATTCCTGATAAAATGTTATTAACTGAAATGTCACATTATTATCCAGGATTAAACGTGGATAGACTTGTATCATTTTCAGCACTTGTAGCTTTTTCAAAAATTCAACAAGCAAATAGAGGATATATAAAACGTAAAGAAAGAGATAAGTCACTAGAAATGTTGGATAACACACAAAAATTCCGTAAATTAAATATAGGAGCGTATAGAAATATAGGAAGAAATAAATCAAATGGAGGACGTAGACCAAGATCTCCATATAAAAATTTAAAATAATGTTTGAATATATAACAACATGTACATATCCAATTGGGTTCTTTACATACCTATATGTTGAGGACTGCAAACAATTAATAGAAACAGAATATTATGAAGGTACTTAGTGCAATGCAACTTAAAAATGGAGCTAAAGCAAAGAAATCTGCTTTAAATGCTTCATTAACACAACCTCTTCAATTCATATCATCAAAAGAAAAAGATGATGATTGGACTGCATGGAATCTAGATTGGCTAGAGGAAAGGGGTATGGAATATTTAAGAAAAAATGCAAGAAAGATTTTAAAGAATTATAAACTTGCAAAAGGTATAATTGATAAGACTGATTATATTGTTGAAGAAGATAATGATTATCAAGATCTAATGGATGTTCTTACAAAGGAAGATGAGTCTGCATTAGAGTTAAAGTTTTACCCTATTATACCTAATGTTATTAATGTATTAACTGGTGAATTTTCAAAAAGATACAATAGAGTTCAGTTTAGAGCTGTAGATGATACATCATATAATGAGATGTTAGAATCTAAAAGAATGAAGATTGAAGAGAATTTATTAACTGATGCACGTAATAAATTAACTATTGAAATGATAAATCAAGGTGCTGATCCACAATCAGAAGAATTTCAACAAGCTATTGATGATGAAAATTTAAAAACACTTCCTGAGATTGAAGATTTTTTCTCAAAAGATTATAGAAGTCTAGTAGAAGAATGGGCATCTCATCAATTAAAAGTTGATGAAGAAAAATTTCACATGCATGAACTAGAAGAAAGAGCATTTAGAGATATGCTTATTTCTGATAGAGAATTCTGGCATTTTAAAATGAATGAAGATGATTATCAACTAGAATTATGGAACCCTGCTTTAACATTCTATCAAAAATCTCCTGATTCAAGATATATATCAGATTCAAACTTTGCCGGTAAATGTGATATGATGACTGTTGCTGATGTTATTGATAAGTATGGTTATCTTATGACTGAAGAACAATTATCATCATTACAAGAAATACATCCTTCTATTGCAGCAAAGTATCAATTAAGAGGTATGCAAAATGATGGTTCATATTATGCAGGATCAAAATCACATGAATGGAATACTACAGGTGATTCATTAGATTATAGAAGATATAATGCAAGTTGGGATAATAATCCTGGTGAAGGTACTGATATTGTAAATTGGATACTTAATGAAGGAGATGATATAAATAGTTGGGGTAATTCAGATATGATGAGAGTTACAACAACATATTGGAAAACTCAAAGAAAGGTAGGTCATTTAACAAGAATAACTACAGATGGAGAAGTTATACAGGGAATAATAGATGATACATATAAAGTTACTGAAAAACCTATATATAATACACATCTATTTAAACAAAAAACAAAAGAAAATGTTATTGAAGGTGAACATATTGATTGGATATGGATTAATGAAGTATGGGGTGGAGTTAAAATAGGTCCTAATGCTCCAACATTTGGTAATACAGAAGATTCAGAGGTTAACCCAATTTATTTAGGTATTAATAGAACTAAACCAGGTAGAGTACAATATCAATTTAAAGGTGATGACTCATTATATGGATGTAAACTACCAGTAGAAGGAAGAGTTTATTCTGATAGAAACACAAGATCTACATCTTTAGTTGATTTAATGAAACCGTATCAAATAGGATATAATATGGTTAATAATCAGATAGCAGATATTTTAGTAGATGAATTAGGTACTGTTATTATGTTTGATCAGAATGCTTTACCACGTCATTCAATGGGTGAAGATTGGGGTAAGAATAATCTTGCTAAAGCATATGTAGCAATGAAAGATTTTGGTATGATGCCTTTAGATACATCTATTACTAATACAGAGAATGCTACAAACTTTAATCATTATCAAACATTAAATCTAGAACAAACAAATAGATTAATGTCAAGAATTCAATTAGCTAATCATTTTAAAAATCAGGCATTTGAATCTATTGGTATTAATCCACAACGTTTGGGAGGACCAGTAGATCAACAGACAGCAACAGGTGTTACTCAAGCAATGCAACAATCATATGCACAAACTGAAACATATTTTGTACAACACTCAGATTATTTAATGCCAAGAGTTCATGAAATGAGAACAGATTTAGCTCAACATTATCATAGTACTAACCCTTCTGTTAGATTAACATATTTAACATCTGAAGCAGAAAAAGTCAATTTTACTATAGATGGAAAAGAGCTCTTACTAAGAGATTTTAATGTTTTTTGTACTACTAAAACAAATCATAGAGCTACATTAGAACAATTAAAGCAAATGGCACTTACAAATAATACTACAGGAGCAAGCATTTATGATCTTGGTAATGTACTTAAAGCTGATTCTATTGCTGAAGTTTCAGATATACTTAAAGATGCTGAACTTAAATCACAACAAATGCAACAACAAGAAATGCAACAACAGCAACAAATGCAACAACAACAAGCTGCTGCTATGGCAGAAGAAGGAGAGAAACAAAGAGCATTTGAATCTGAAAAAGCACAAGCTCAAATTGAAAAAGATATCACTGTTGCTGAAATAAGAGCAGCTGG